GTGCATCCCAACCTTATTGTGGATTCCCACTCTAATCTTAACTTTGCCGTTTTTAATTTTGTAAGCCAAAGGAAGACCAATAGGCATCTCCTCATGACGGTATGAATACACACCATAGCGCATATAAAAATCCATGGCCTCTTTCATAGTGCCTGTAGGTATCATGTCGTTCTGTTTATCGACGACTGGAGCGGAGATATATGTCTCCATTACTCTGTCATTATACCACTCTGGTCGGTAGACTTTCCAACCAGTGTCACTTTCGTCTGCCACAAATAACGCACACATGAATGGATATAAAAAGAAAAATATTTACTCGGGTTGGCAGATAACGCACACACTTGTGTGTATTATTTGGTTATCTTTTCTTTACTGCTACCTTTTTACCAATAGATTTTGATATTTCTAAAGCAAGCATTTTTGCAAACCCTAAAGGAATGCCTTGTTTCTTTTCATGGAATGCCCTACCTAAATATCTACGGGGAAGAGTTCCTCTGTTATAAATTAACTGTGCTACGCCGCCTGCATCATAGCCTTTTTTAACTGACCAATATGCCAATTTTGAATCTGCTTCTGTAGGTGGCATATACTTCTTTTCACCTGCACCTGGACCCGTACCAAATTCCATATGTGCTGCATATTTTATATTATTACCAACTACTTTACGCAATGGCTCATCCTTAATATCAAAACCATTCGCTAAATGGCCGTCATCAAAAGCACCACCATCTTCTCCATCTGGTGCTTTAAAACCCTGTCTAAGATTCTTCATAGCTCTTGTCATTATGCCGTCCGCAGTGTTCCGTAAAACATTGTCTATTGCCTTCTCAGAATCAACTCCTAAACTCTTAAAGAATTTCTTTACTTGCTTTTGTTCTTTTATCTGTACTTTAACTGTCATTTGTAACCTAATACCTGTTCTACGCTATCGTCACCGTATTTCTTTTTCCACTTCTTTTTAACGTACTCCCCACTCTTCTCGTAATACTGCATCCTCGCTTTCTTTTCCATCTGCCCTCTATGTACTTGTGGTGCGTTCTTCCACTCCAACTCACTCTGACACTCCTGACAAAAACCACTGCTAAGAATGTGGACTCTCATTGCTCCTGCTAAACATTTCTTACATTGCTTCATACTATCCTCACTAAAGATGTTCTTTGATTAGGATGTAATAAAGAATGCCCTCTTAAATTCATCCTATACTTAGAACCTATCTCTTGTTGTAACATAATTAAGTCATTTAAATACATTCCGTTTGATGGAATACGGCTATCCAATTCTTGATGGGCAGGACAAGTTCTTGTGTCTTTACCAATTATTAAACTATACTTAAACTGCACTCCCATCCTTCCTTCTGCTCTTTTATAACCTCTTAACCTGCCTTCATTAGCTATCTGATTAATCTCAGTTCTTGCTATCCTTGTAAGTTTGTAAGTCTCCCCAATTCCTACTTGACGCATGTTCTGGACTATCGCTGGAATACTACTTCCTTGCGTTATGCCTGCCATTATTGCTGCATTCATCTTTTCAACAAGAATGCTCTGAAATTGATTGTATGCATTATACAAAGCACCTTCATTCTTTAATAAATTAAGAATATCCAAATCATCTAACTTTAAATCTGGAGCCTTAGGTGCTGTCTTTTGTATCCCTTTTATCTCACCATATGCTGAACTATAACCATTTCTAAATGCAAAATCCATATCATCCATTATTGCATCACGCATACGCTTTGCTAACATTACTGCAATGTCGTTTACTTGTGTGCGTAATTCGTCGTAAGTTCTTATTTTTTCGAGTTGTTTAAGTTCTTGTATAAGGACTCCTCGTAACTCTCGAGCTGCCGATTCCATGTACCCTGATGTTCTTTTAGCTCCTCGGCCTCCAGCGACTCCTGAGAACTGCTTCGAAAATCCTGACGCACCACCTCTGACTGTTGAGGAAGTTGTAAATTGCCTTCACCATCCAAATCCATCTCCACTCCTACATTCTGCATTTGGGTTAATATCTGAGCCTTCAAGTTCATATTGTTCAAATATTTTGTTTCATCTCTTTCATTAATATCATTAAATCTAACTTTCCATGTGTCTATTTCCATAAGTTTTAGTAAAGGTTTCATGAAACCCATCTCGACACACTGCTGTGTTTCCCTGATAGTCCTGTCAAATATTGTAATCTGCTCTCCTTCTGAATTAAGTCCACCTACTCCCTGCATCTGACCAACAACCAATGGCATGACTCCATAAGCTCCATTAATGTCGTTGTTAATCCTGTCCATGTAAGGTAACATCATCAACTCATCCATGTTAGGCATAACTGGTACAAACTTCGCTGTAGAGTTTCCTTCCCTACTACTTAAAATAGGAATAAAGTTCGGATTACGTCTTGTCTCTTCTGCGATGTATTCTCCAAGCCGATTCAAACTTTCCTCATCGTGGCCTGGCACATCTAAGAAACCTTTAGGTGGTCTTTCCAGTCTATAGATTTTGTTTTGGAATGACTCTATGGCCAATGCAGTTTCGATTTTTTTGGAAAGACCTATAATTGGCGATTGCCCATACAACCTTGCATTCGCACTGTATTTATTAAAATGAATCATCTCATCCCTTGCAAAAGGTATCTTACCATCTTCACCCTCATAAAAATAAGCCATCGGCTCTAATTTTATACCAGTTTCAGGATTTACATCTCCACCCATGAACTCCCTAGTTACTGGGTCAAACTTCTCTTCGTCTTCTATAAATCTACCAAACGCATCGACATTAAATCTCATATGCTTTGCATCTTCTACCCAAAGCTCCTTGACTACTTTACCAGAAACACTACCATCTTCACTGGCCATCCTATCGTAAACAACACTTACCCAACAATCGTCAAAAACCTCTAACTGTCTTATCATTGCCTTGAAAAATTCTGAACCATTTATGTCTGCACTTCCATTAGAAGGGTCTCGTAATAATGACTCTACTTGCTTTCTTTGTTCAGCATCTCCCTCTTTGCCAATAGCATGATATTCCCATCCTTTAGCGACTGACTGTGATGCTAGACGTGTAATTACAGTCCGAAGATGAGAATACCTGTCAGCTAACTGTTCTAAATAAAATTGGTCTACTGGCGGAAGTATAGAATGTCTATATGCCCTATCTGTACTTACACCTGAATAAACAGGAGTCCTTGCCTCCTTCTCTAAGGCCTGAGCATCCTTGGTTATCATGCGCTCTAACGCAGATATTTTTCTAACTGGCTTGCTCCTGAATCTGTCAAAAATTCCCATTAAATCCTCCTAGATTCCAAGACATGACGATGCCTGTGTATATAGTCTTCGATAACTGGTTCTAACATTTTCGATACTGGCGTCTCCTTGACCTTTGCCAATGTCTTTAAGTTTTGTTTTGTCTCAACTGAGATTCCCCATAATTCCATTCGGGTTCCAGAGCTGGGTGAACTTGTCATCTGGATTCCCAGTGTGTCTGCTTAGTATATATGTCTTTCTGTAAGGGAGATATGTCCTGCCTTACATGTAATCCCATCGAGTAAAAACTAGCCGCTTCTTTTCCAAAACATGTACACATAACTCACACATCCATAGCGCCATGACTGCATCGGGCGTATGTCCTTCTAGCCTTCCATGTTTACCATAAATCAACCTACTCAAACCATCAACAAGTTTTCTCATTCCAGGTTTGGAACTCTCTCTAGCCTCCTTATTCCAAGGGATGAAATATTTGCCCTGTTCCATAGCCAACGCAATCCTAGGAATACCAACATCATGCTTGTGTTTCTCTCTTCCTGTGTTGTGACCCTCAACAGGCATGCCATCTAACTGCTTCGCAGTATGTACAACCAATCTCTGATAACCATTCGACTCTACCATAATCTTGTCTGGTTTAAACTTGTCAGCAAGACTCTTCATCGTAACTACCTGTGCCTCTAACCAACCTGCACCCTTAGCTCTTATCTTACCACTCCAACAATACAATACCTTCCGTTCTAAAGTAACTCGATTGTAAGCCATCACCACATAAGCCGTCTCGTCATTCTGACTGTCCATTCCTACAGCTAAATCAACTCCCATAGTTACAAACCAATCCTGACCTCTCTCTGGTAATCCCATCTCCATGCCTTCTTTCAAACACGGCTTCAAAACCTCGTAAGGAATTACTGCACTCTCTGGGTCCAATGGATTTAACATATACTCTGACTCGAAAGCCCGACTTCCCATCGTCTCTCTCTCTTTGTCTAACCTTTCTTGGTCCCAATACTCAGGCCAACGTGGAGTTCCATCCTTTAACAAAGCAGGATGACGAACTGAGTTCCACTGACTGTTCTGCTCTGCCCACTCCGTAACATCTCCTACCCTCTTCTGTGTTCCTACCAATAACATCTTTGCCTTCGGTAATCTCATCGGCATCACAACTCTCTTAATATAATGGATAACCTTCTCATCTGTCATATTCGGAAACTCTTGCAAAATATCATCCAATATAATCATGTGAACGTGAGGCCCTTCCAACGCTTTTCCAATACTCGC